ATCGTCCTCATAGCCGCCTTCAGACATATCTTCCGCGTAGTCTTCATCAGCCGGGTTTGCCGGCGTCATCGACACAGCAGTTTCTTCCGCCACAACCATTTCTGATTGCGGGCGGCGGCGTCTACGACGGGCCATTCAGTATCCTTTAAGCCATTTCAGCGGCTCTTTTCTTGTTCGCGCATGATCGCGAACAGCAAGCCGTGGTTCTGTGTCTGTTGGCAAGAAACTCCTTGCCGCAGTGAGCACACGTTCTTTTGTCTGTATTGTATGTCTTAAAATATACGCTCATTGAGCAAGACTTTGAGCAATACTTAGCCTTCTCTGGCCAATACGTCTCAAATTCTTTTCCGCATTTTTGGCATGTCGCTTTTGATTTCTGCTTTGACGACCATGCGGCAATGCCGTTTTTCTTATGCCACTCTACGCCCTCTGGACTTGAATGCCAGTCCTTTGCGGCCTCTCTTGCTTTCTCTAGACCTGCATCCAGTATTTTTCGCTGTTCTGGGTCGTTCAGGCGTTTTACAAGATGCTCTCTTGCGTGATCTTTTTTAAGAATAATCTCTAAATTTGATATGTCGTTATTAGTCCAATCATCATCTTTGTGATGAATGTCGTAACCATTCGGTATTTTGCCGTTGTGCTTTACCCAGATTTGGCGATGCAATAGCCGTTCGCCATTTATCTTTTCACGCGAAGCCAGGTATCGACCAGTTGATTGAACGTAATACTTGACCATCTTACATCCTCTGCCATTGTTAGGCAGAGAGTATCAGCAGATGGATACGCGCCGCAATAGGGGTTGACCCGGCGTCCACCTTAATGCACGACCCCCGACGAGCGCCCCCTGACCGGAAAATGTCAAGCAAAGTGCGTCCGCGAGGTCGGGACTACGCATTCCGCGCTTCTTCAGCTCGGACTTGCTCTCAACCTTGATTTTACCGTTGCTTGAAAACGAATAGGTCGGGGCGATTAGCTCAGCCCGTAGGTCATCGTCTTTCGGCAGTTTAACAGCTCTGGTTTCTAGCCAGTCCTTGGCAGCTATCCAAAGCTCGTCCCTCAGTCGATACGCCGACTGATTGAGCGCATTGCTCTCTGAGACGTTGACATCGCGAACATTATAACCCAGTTCGCGCAAACGATCGGCAACACCGCCACCAAGGCCGATGCTATCGACACAAATTTCCACGGGGTTGTCCATCTTAGCTTCATGGACAATCCGCCCCACCGTTCCCATTAAGTCTTCACCAGACCAATGGCGCATTTCAATAACGACGTTTCCGCGCCGCTTGCAGATGACCGACCTATCCGCGCCATATCGGGCAATATCGCAGCCAAATATCAAATCCGCCTGCGGGTCGAGCGCAACATCTCGCGACATTGCAGCGTCCACAAGGTCAGCTGCAATAAGGCTATCGTCATCACGTAAAGCGAACTCACCAAGAACGCGAACACGAAAGGCATTCGAGTTCTCGCCGTAGGTGTTTTTAATCTGCTCAACGAAGTCCTGACTAACGAGCCGGTTGTCCATGCAACTGACGTGCATCGTTCGCCAGTCAGACTTTAACTGATGATGCGTCTTAAAGAATAAGCCAGTGTTTCGGGTCGGGTTCCCGATTAAAACGGTCGTCGCCGAGTGGCCCGACATGGAGCCGGCGGCGCTTTCAAAGACTGCCTCTGGAATGGCGCTTGCCTCATCGCAGATAAGCAGAACATTTTCAGAGTGGATACCCGCCAGTGCTTCTGGGCGCTCGGCAGAGCTAGTTCGAGCAGAAATAAAGCTGCTCTCAGGAGCGCCTTTCTGAACAACCCGGTCAGTGAATATTTCAATGGTTTCTCTCAACGGCTCCGGCAGGCGGTTTGCCCAGTGACGAACCTCAGAGAACAACGCATCAAACAACTGTGCCGCCGTAGGAGCCGTACAAACGGCCTTCTGGGGCATTCGGGTCAAAAGGTGCCACAAGAGCAGCCAAGAACACGCCGTAGACTTGCCGACGCCGTGGCCGGCTCTCACCGAGATGCGGCGCTCACCCTTGGCGACTAAAGTTAGAAACTCTCTTTGCCAGGGAAGCGGCTCGGCCTTCAGAACCTTCTCAACAAACAAAACCGGCTCATCGCGATACGCCTGAACAAACTCAGCGTAGACTGTCGAAATGTCAGTCATTGGCCCTTTCGCCGCCTATCATATTAAGGCGTGGGTTCATTTGCGTTAGTTCAGGCAAATGCCCCGCTCCGGCAAAATAAACGCCAGGCTTAGCATTTAAGAGCGCCTGATTTCTGGCGTCCTCAAATCGCTTCGCATATTGGCCGAGCTTGTTTGGGTATTCTTGCCAGTTATCCGGCCACATCAGGCTTTCGCCGGTTGTAAAGAACTTCTGTAAATTCTCCGGCGTGGCTGGCTGTTTCGCTAAATCAAGGAAATTCACATCTCCCTGAGAACCGCCGCCGAGGAATTTCTGAAGCGTTTCCGCGTCAAAGTTCCTATCCTTAAAATATCTGGCCCTAGCCTGATTTTTAAGGATGCTGTCAAAGATTGTGCTTTGCGGGTCAGCAAACAACTTTGGATAGCCATTTGCCTCTACGTTACTAAACAGGCCAGACAAAAACTCTTCTGGGTAGCCCTTTACAGACTGAGCGACCTGATCATCCCAAGAGCCGCGATAATTTTTGTTTCCTAAAAGGCCGGCTGTAGATTTTATGTCTTTGCCGTCGCCCTCGTAATAGGCCCCGTAACGCTTGGCTACCTCTTGAACCTTTCGACGTAAATCTGCCGGAAGCTCTATCGGGCCACCATGCGATGAACCAATAATTATCCTGTCGCCGTCGACAATAGCTCCGTAAGGCGCAGAACCTAACAGCCCCTGAGAACCACCTGAAGGCTGATCACTTAACAGCCCAGGCAGACGCTTATTGGCTTTCATCAGTTCGCAGATGCCTCACGTTCACGACGGCGCTTCTCGGCCATAAAATTCCGCATATACTCTTTGCGGTCAGTCTTAGGCTTGGCGGGCTGAATTAGTTCCGACGCCACCTCAACCGAACGACGCTCAAGAGCGCTTACCAGTCGTTCTAGCGCCTCAACCCGATGCTCAAGCTGCCGGACATACTGATGCGTCATAGACGCCGATACAAAGTCAGCCATCAGAGCCTCTAAACACAATTCCGCCACCAGTTTGCGGAAAACGCAAAACCGGATTTTTATTTTTTATTTTTTTTCAAAGCATTACGCTCGGCGGGATAGGTATATTCCCGCACTAAGCGATTTAGCCTTACGCGGTCTAGCCTCTCGCTATTGAGGGAGGCGTCTATGAACCGCGTTATTCTATTTCTCTTTGCGATTACCCTGACCGGATGCGCCGGTAGGCAGGCAATGAACGACATCACAGCCGCCTGCACACGTTCAGACGGAAACATCTCATCCGACTGCGCTAGAAATCACCCTAGCTTCGCAAACCTGCCAAGAAACGCTCAAATGCAGGTAACGCACCGCGTCGTCATCAACGAGCAGCTAAAAGCCGGCAAAATCACCCAGGCTCAAGCCGACCTCATGCAGCAGGAATACGAAAGCAAGCTGCTGGCAAACGAAGCCGCCGCAAACGCCCAGGCGTCACAAGCCACCAGCAACGCCATGATGTCCACCAGCGCCTACCTGCTCGCCGCAGACGCCGCCAGTAGGCCAAGGCAGACCAACACGACCTGCAACGCGTTCATGGGGACGATGAACTGCCGGAGCTACTAAGACGTTTCCGCTCACGATACCGCCGCTGCTTCTCAGCAGCCGTCAGCGCGTTACCGGAAATCGGTCGGCCACGCTTCTTAGCGTTACCGTTATTCGGCAATTTCGGTAACGCTTCGGCTATTTTTGGTAACGCTTCATTCGCGCTACGACTATCTAACGGAGCCGTTACGCTGCGAGTACGGAAACTGCGATTTGGCTTTGGCTCGGTTGAGATGAAGCGAATTGCCATTTTTTATTTTTTTTCTACAGGAACAGGGTGGGTGCTGCTGCAGCCGCCCCCTGGGGTGGTCGCACTATAGGGGGGGGTCTAAGCGGCCCGCCGTTCTAGGGCTACACACGCTATCCTTGGGTAGCACTCACCTAACTACTTGTTCTTATTGACTGTGTTCTCCCCTATTAAGGTAGGGGTAACGTCTATTACGCTGTGTTCTATAGCTTTGGCCTCACGAGCCTGCGCCGTTAAATCCATAAGCACACGCGCTGCTGTAGCGCCTATATCTGCTGTGACTTCAACGCTTTGCTTCTCACCATATTTCTTGGGAGCCAGCTTAGCTGCACGCCATTGACGCGCCCAGATACGCAGCTTGACGACGTTGTGATCCTCTGGCGTCGCTAGATCAGCCATTTCAACGATGTCGTCGGCTGTAACCTCTTGCTGAGCCTCGCGCGCCTGCGCGATAGCTATCCGAACGTCTTCGTTCCTCTGCATCTCCAGATAGACTTCCTGCCATCTCGGCATGTCTATCGGTTCGCATATCTGCTTGATTGACAGTCCCTCTGTCAGCTCATCACAGACGCGCTGGAGTATGCCTTCCTCATAAATGGTAGGACGCTTACGATTAGGATGCCAAACGCTATCAGTGGGCTTCTCTGCCTCGTTACCGGCGTTCTTGGCTACCTTGCTAACCCTAGCTGGCTTTGCTTCACCCTTGGCGATTAGCAGCGCTTCGTCTAGCCCGCCTTTGATCTTCTCAAAAGCCTGAGAGCGCTTGCCGGTATTTCTATCCTTAACGCTTACCGGCTTCTTAGCTTTCCGGGCTGAATTAGCCTCGCCAGCCATATCTACCTGCACTTGCCAATCCTTTGACGGTTGTTGGCTGAATTGAGCGGCGTCAGAGGGCAAAATTGTATGTGGCCCGTCTCTGCTTGGGCGCGAAAGCCAGCTCGTTAAGGCCGCCGCTCAATGGGCTGCAAAAGAAAAACCCGCCGGCATTTCTGCTAGCGGGTCACATGATTGGAGCCATCGAACCATGTTCGCGCAAATCGCGCGTTACCA